TGGGAATGATTAACAGCTAACTCATAGCAAATCATTCCTATTCAGATACTAATTTAACCCTCTGTTTTTACAGAGGGTTTTTGTTTTTATGTATTCATTTCTATTCACTCTACACCATATTTTTCGGCGGTACAGGTGACGGTATTACCTTAAAGGTATACTCTCATACCGTCATGAAAATGGTTTCTATACGGGTGAATTGTGCTTACCGATACAAAATTAAAAAACCTCAAGCCGCAGGACAAACTGTACAAGGTCTCCGATCGTGACGGGCTGTATGTAGCTGTGCTTACGTCAGGCACGGTCTCGTTTCGCTATGACTACCGTATCAACGGTCGCCGCGAAACACTGGTAATCGGGCAGTATGGGCGTGACGGTATCAGCTTGGCAGAAGCGCGAGAAGAACTGATTGCTGCAAAGAAGCTGCTTAAAGCAGGCCAGTCACCGGCTGCGGCTAAACGTGACGGTATTAAAAAGATTCGTGGTGCCGAGACGTTTGCGGTACATACCGACAGTTATATGAAACACGTCATCCTGGCTGACAGTACCCGCGCAATGAAGCAGGCGGTGATCGACCGTGACATACTTCCGGTTCTTGGCAACAAAATGATGGCTGAAATTACCACATCGATGGTTCGTGATTTGTGTGACCGGATTGTCGAACGCGGTGGTCGGGCAACAGCAGTACAGGCCAGGGAGATCATCAGCAGCGTATACCGTCACGCCAATGACCGTGGTCATGGTTTGTTTAATCCTGCGGCTGACATTAAACCTTCGTCTATCGCCATATTTAAACCACGAGAGCGAACACTGACACCAGAAGAAATTGGCCTGTTCTTCCGCACGCTGGATGCCATTGGTGCTATGGGCACTATGAAAATGGCTTTAAAGCTGGTGCTTATCACCATGGTTCGTAAGGGAGAATTAACCAATGCAACGTGGGATGAAATAGATTTTAAAAAATGGACATGGACAATTCCTTCAGACCGCATGAAGGGAGGTCGGGCGCACGTTATTTACCTGCCTAAACAGGCACAGGATATATTAGTCGGGTTGCAGATGTGCGCTGGTGGAAGTGAATATCTGGTTCCTGGTCGTTACAATTTCCGGAAGCCATTATCTAATGCCGCGCTGAACTCTCTGATCGACAGAACGGTGAAAATAATAAATGAAGATGGTGAGCATATTCAGGATTTCACTGTACATGATATGCGCCGTACAGCCAGTACATTGTTGCATGAGGCTGGTTATCCTTCAGACTGGATTGAAAAGGCTCTGGCACACGAGCAGAAAGGTGTGCGCGCCGTATATAACAAAGCGGAATACGCCAGACAGCGCGCCTACATGTTGCAGCAGTGGGCCGATATGATTGATTCCTGGATTAACGGGGAGCATACGGATCTGATTCCGTTCTCCCCGTCGAAGTTTGAGAAGTGGATGGAAGACAGTAATAAATAATTCTATCCTTCCTGGACTTTGGTAAGCGTCAGATTTCCGCAGAACACTGCGCCGGTGTCGATGTACATTTGGTTTGCATACACCAGTGGGTGATGTGCTGGCGTATGACCGAAGATGAACAAATCGGCACCGGTTATCTCCGAGACAATACCGTCCTGCGCGTCGCTAACCCGCTCACGATTCCATATCACCATTTCTTCCGGTACTGGCTTATCGAATGCGTATTCGTTGTGCGGGTAGTCTGCGTGGCAGATGACGACCTTCTTATTGCCGGTAACCAGTTCGATAATCATCGGGAGGTTGGTAACCTTTGGCAGAAGGTATTTGAGTTGCACATCCTGCTCAGAATCAAGTTGGTGCCACCATCCACCGCCGTTTGACATCCAATGTCCGAAACTTCCGCCGTTGACCAGTGCATCCAGCATCATCTGCTCATGGTTGCCACGAACAGCTCGGAACCACGGCATAGTAATCAAATCCAGGCATTCGACGTTTTCAGCGCCGCGGTCAACAAGGTCACCAACGGAAATAAGCAAATCGCGCGCCGGGTCGAATGAAACTTTGTCGAGTTCGTTCATCAGCAGCGTGTAGCACCCATGCAGATCGCCGACGACGAAGATATTGCACCAGTCAGCGCCATTGATGCGTTGATATAGGTTCATGCTGCACGCTCCCGCCCCTGGTTGTCTGTTGGTGACAGCGGAGCATTGCTGAATGCATTTGTTAATCCGCCGATATCCAACGCGTATCCAGGGTGTAGTTGCACTGCCGGGTCTTCGCACTGATTACCCCAAACATCGAAGCCATGAGACGTCTGGCGGGCGAACAGTTCAATGCGAGAAACATCGCCTAATAATTGCACAAGTTTTTCACGAACGATATCTGGCTTTCTTGAATGCTCAAGCCGCGGTGCGGTAAATGACTGAACGATCCCTGCATTAATGCGCGTAGGTAGTTTTCCCTTTACCGCAAACAGGCAATCTTCACTATTGGCGCGAGTCATGTGTCCCATACCCATAACCAGTTTATCTGGTTGTCGACTACCACATTTTATCCACGTGAAGCCCTTCATCGTCATCAGACGGAATCCCCAGGCTTCAACAACTTTTAGTGCTTCGAGTGGTTGTGTTGGCACCCACCACATGGCCAACAGACAGTTTTCATCGGCCAAATCCCACACAGGAAGGCGGCAGATATCCAGCACACTCATAACCGGATATTTAAAACCGGCACCGCGATTACCATCTGCGGCTTTGTCCCGGTATACCCAGGGTGGATCTGCATAGATTAGTGTGTATTTCTTAGTCATAAACCACCCCACAACATCCTATGCCGCTATAGTCGCCACGGCGAAGGCCGTTACCTTTTGTGATACATTGGTCCCTGCGAACCGCGATCCTTGCACGTTCAACATCACCAGAAGCAACATCCATACACTGAAGCCAAAGGTGGGCGGCAATGCGGAACTGCCCTTTTTTCTCTCTTTCAATCGCGCGTTTTTCGATCTCTATCGCCGCAGGAGTAACGGCAACAACCTTTGAAGGGCTGCGCATTGAAACCTTGTTCATGTGATATTTTTCAAGTCGGCTTAACTTTCTCACTTAATCCAACCCTCTCTGAAAATTAATGCCAGCAGATAAAGCCATGCTGAAACAGAGGCCAGGAATAAGTACCATCCTGACCATTTGCTCCAGTGCCTTAGCAGCACACTCATGCCGCGTTGCTCACAGGACGATATACACGTTGCTGAACAGGAGGTTTTTTACCCTGGAACTCTGCCGGGCTTGCTGCCTGACGTTCATCAAGCCAACGCTCAACTTCATCACGGTTCCATGCGCAGCGTTTATCGGTGATATACCAGCGTTTAGGAAATTCCCCTGCGCGCTCCATACGGTCGATAGTGCTCCATGACAGTGGCACCACCGCCAGGAGTTCCTTCTTACCTAATGCACCTTTCATAAATACCTCTCTTGGTTGCAGTGCGGCGCGCGTGGCGCCGCGGTGGTGGTTACATAGATGTTTCGTTTAATTCTTCCCGACGAACGCTGTAAACGTCGGTGGCTTTTGCCAGCAGTTCGTCATCATCTGAAAGTTTTTGTGCAATGTATTTGTAAGCCTTATCCAGTTCGGAGACAGTGCTGTAATTCATCGCTGCGCTGGTAAAGGCCATCAGCATTTCTTCTGGATCACGGCTATCCGCTTTACGCGTTTGCTCATCAGGCTTTTTCACTGGTTTAGCGTTGATCAGACTGTTCATTGCCGCAGCAGTAGTCGTTTGCGGAGTAATGTCTCGCTCAACGCGCGGTGCCGTTTCCTGTAATTCGTCAGGGGTGTAAACACCGAGAAGTACATCAGGAGCGTGCAGGCGAGCCCATCGTTTCGTGCAAAGATAGGCAAGCTGCTGGCGCGGATCCTGTTCCCACAATGGAGAGTTACGCACTCCGGCTTGCGCCATACTGATGGTAAGCTCACGGGGTTCTGCTTCTCCTTTAAGAACTGCTGACACAGTTACCGTCAGATTCGGTGATTTATCTGTTTTGCCGTTAACATTCGACCAGTCACCGCTCCAGCGATAATTCAGGCGTGTCGCTAGCAGGCTGGAAGAGGATACGACCGCGTTTACCAACTGTGCTTCGTAGCCTAACGTTCCGTTTACCACATGCGTTTTCTGCGCCACGGCGAAAGGGTTCATTCCCCACTGTGCCGCCTGCATGGTCACCGCCAGACAATCGGCAGGTTTGCCTTCAAGATGTTTCGGTACAGTCGCTTTGCTTTGTGACATCAACTCCGCGAAACGCACCAGTTGATTCATGCCCTCCGGGCTGAAGATTGCCGCAGCAGTACCTACAGTTGCGCCTGGTTGTGATGTGATTGCGATATCATTGCTCATACGTACATATCCTGTTTACGTGCCCAGTCAGGGCGTTTAATAATTTCCACGCCGCCCCATTCATCGTTGATGCGGCATTCGTGATAGGTATTCAGATCCCGGCGGAACAGAGCGTGCCCGGCATCGACATCCGGCGCATCCAGCTCGAACACGCGTACCGGATACCGACCACAATCAATGCTTTCGCTCACGGCAAGAAAGAAAAAACCATGCGACTGACCAGTAACCCTCATCGCTCCTTCGCGGTACATTGCGTCCTGCACGTGGTAGCGGAATTCCTCGATGTGGCGTGCAAAACGATCCATATCTGCAACCTTTTTCACGTCGACGATCACGTTGTGCTCGTTCAGCCATTTGTCTGGACGAATGCGGCACAACTCACCAGTCTCTTCATCATTCCAGTACATTGATGCTTCGCAGTAACCAGGTGCTTCCAGCATCCAGCGTGCCGCCGGGTGAGCCATTGCGCTATCACGCATCAGCTCCAGTTTCCGCCACTGCTCGGCATCAAGTACCGTAATCCCCATATCCGCTACATCACGAAGAAATGCTTCTTCGTCAGCTTTACCTTGTTTCGTCCGACGATCGAACTTCGGTGAAACAATGAAGCGTTTGTCGAATTCTCCAGGCTCCAGAAGCAGACAGTGCAATGCGGTTCCCATATCCAGTGCAGACTTTTTCTCTTCGTCTTCTGGTGCTGCCTGAACCCATTTAAGAAGCGCCGGATTCTTGGCAACCATGTCCAGTTGCGACTTACTCACGCCGTCACCGGCGTGGTAGTCTTCGTTGCTGATGTCGAAATAAATTCCCGGTTTCATGCCGCTTCCCTCTGCCCATCAATCCGATCCGCCAGATCCCAGCGGGCGATAATTGCTATTGCCTCGCGCCGGTAGGCATCCATAAGTTCTTCGAACTCAGGGCTGTCTTTAGCTGCCTCCAGCACTTCCTGGCGAACTCCTTTGCCTGTTACAGCGTCAAAAGTTGAGGCCAGTTGATGAAGCCGGATGCTCTCGATCAGTTCAACTTGTCGGTCATATAGCTGTTCTGACAGGCGGTAGTCCTTGTCGAATGCCAGCATGATTTTTTGAAGATTTTTCTGCTGATTAACGTTCATTATCAGCCCTCCCATATCTCGTTATCGTTGGCCACATCGCGAGCTTCTTTGCTGACGAAAGCCCACTTAATGCCTTCCTGTAAGGTGCGGAACTTCCAGCTCATGAATCCGCATGCAGTAACGCAGTACCAACCGTTGATGATTTTCCACTGCATAACTTGTTACCTCGGTCTGTTACCGTTGAGGTAATAATTATGCGTATCTGGTTTGATGTCAATAGATATGAGTTAAAAAAATTACCCATTAGGTAATCGAATAGGCAATAAAAAAGCCGCCAGAAGGCGGCTTACTTACTGAAAAATATGATTTTATTGTTTGTTTTTTTCGTTCTGGTTGATGACAAATTCAATGTAACTTTCGATCTTTGCTTTCTCGGTTTCGGGTAACAATGCGTAGCGCGAGCGATCATAGTTGATGGTCGCAGGGTCGTGCGGGTGAATCAGTAATTCATAGCCGTGACGCCCGAATGCGGATGCAACATTCTCCAGGGTGGAAATGGAAACGCTGACCTCATTGTTTAACAGGCGGCTGATTGTCACCTGGGCGACGCCGGATGCGCGGTGTAGTTTTCCCTGCGTTGAAAGGTCGCGGCTTTCGCTCATCCAGCGTTCCAGGTTGTGAGCCGCCAGCTGACCTATATCGCTCGGGCCGACAGGCTGAAAACCTTCCTGAGAAAGCGAGCGATCGATATCAAGCCAGTTACGGGGTTTATTGGCGGCAGCTTCAATTTTTCGTGCAACCTGGTCGCCGATAACCTTCTTGCCAAGAGCCCAGCGGTTTACCAGATTTGCCTGAGTTCCAAGTTTTTCTGCCATCCGCGTCTGAACACCATTGAATTCACGGTCGATCAAGTCGTTGAGATTTTGCCTGCGGACGTCCTGGATACTTTTCATTTTCTGGAAAATCGCCTCATATATGAATCAGTAGATGATTCAATTTAAAGCAATATTACCCAACAGGTAAATGCACCTCATAGGTAACTATCCTTGATTTTTGTTACCTTATGGGTGAATATTTATTATCTGAAATAAATATCAGGCAATAGCTATGAGCGATAACGGACATTTCGATTTCAAAAAGCACTGGCTTGCACTTACTCCGGATGAGCGTGAAGCCTTCGCACAGGAAGCCGGAACGACGAGTCACTATATCCAGACTCACTTAACAGGTAAGCGCAAAATGCCAGGTAAGGTATTGATGAATGGGCTTTTTAAAGCCTGTAAAACAAGACAATGGCTGCGCTCAAAAGCAGAACTGGCATACTTCTTCTACTCATGATATCCAGCCACAACCCTCTGTAGACCGCCATCCGGCGGTCTTTTCATATCTATTCGTACCTCAAAGGTAATAAAAAACCAAATCTGGTTGATCAAATTTTCCAATTGTGCAAAATAGCCAATATCAATAACAAAAAGGGGGCGGAAAAATTGAAGATAGTAACCAGAATGGAGGCCGCAAAAGCCGGGTTAAATCGCTATTTCACAGGAAAGCGGTGCCGTCACGGCCATCTCTCTGAAAGGTATGTTCTGAACGGAACATGTGTTGAATGTGCAATGAATAGCGCCAACCGCCATCGTAATGAATTTGCTTGTGCACTAAAGAGTGCAAGAGGGGAAACCTATGGCAAGCAGCTGGATTAAGGTTGAAGTTATCACTCCTGATAAACCTGAAATTTTTCAGATAGCAGAAATTCTGGGTATTGATCCAGATGCTGTTCTTGGAAAGCTGGTTCGTATATGGGCATGGGCTGACCAGCAAACAATAGACGGTAACGCTGGCAGCGTTACAAAAGGAGTACTTGATAGACTCGCTTTTATTACAGGATTTGCTGACGCCCTCATTAGCGTCGGATGGCTTGCTTATCATGACGGCAAACTAATTCTTCCAAACTTTGAGCGACATAATGGAGAATCATCGAAAAAACGTGCACTTACGAATAGAAGAGTGGCAGAGCATCGAAAACGAGTAACGCAAAAAGTAACGCCAACAGCGTTACAAAAGGAGTTACCAGAGGAAGAGGAAGAGGAAGATATATATAAAACCCCACACATAGCACACGCGCGCGAGAGTGATCCGACCAGTGAAGCGAACGGTACGCCGTTGCAGGTGGCAGAACCTGCATTTCTGGATGGCCTGAGTGAACCTATTGGGAAATTTCCGATGACCGATGGCTGGCATCCATCGCCGGATTTTCGACGGCGTGCTGCGCTGTGGGGAACGGCCCTGCCGGAACCGGAATTTACACCTGCTGAACTTGCTGCATTCCGGGATTACTGGATGGCTGAGGGCAAAGTGTTCACGCAGGTTCAGTGGGAACAAAAATTCGCCAGGCACGTAAATCATATCAGGGGAAAATCAAAAAACGCCGGGAAAAGCGATGAGCTTGACTGGAATAACACTGACTGGATAGAAGGGGTGTGGGATGAAATCAACTCCAGAACTTCTCAATGAGTACGATCGCTTACGTGAGCATGGTGTTGCTGTGCATGAAGAGCGGCGTGACAGCAATGGCAAAAAGGAGCAGGTCGCTAGAATTTTCAATGAACTATTTGTCCAGTTACAGGCTGCATTTCCTGCAAGCGTTTCGACCATAAGGGAGCAGAACAAACTTAATGAATTCCGTAAGCAATGGATGCTTGCGTTTCTGGAGAATGGGATCACTACAATGGAACAGGTTAACGCTGGTATGCGCCACGCCCGCGCCAGTGAATCTCCGTTCTGGCCGTCGCCAGGGCAATTTATCAAGTGGTGTAAAGACAGCAAGATGGTTCTTGGCGTCACCATTGACGATGTGATGGCGGAGTTTCACCGGTACAGCAAGGAAAAAAGTTTATATCCTGGTGGTCCCGAAAGATTCCCGTGGCGACATCCGGTTATGTACTGGGTCGTATGTGATACCCGCCGTGCAATGTATCAGCGCCAGCTTAGCGAGATTGAGGTTGAGAAACACGCGCGCAGGCTGCTCGATGATTGGGCGAAAAAGGTGGCTTCCGGACAGCAGATACCGGATCCGGTGATCAGCATACAGGCAAAGCCAGAGCCCATGAGTACGCCTCCGGACACAGGGAGAGACGTTTACCATCCACCAGGGCGAAGTTTCGGGTGTATGCCTAACGCCGCCACCCTTGGGGGAATAACACCGGCGCAGTGGCTGATGGAGGAATACAGGCGGGGAAAGGCGGCAGGATTTATCAAGTAATACCAGCGCGATAGCGCATTTTTTTACGCCTCAACAATTACCTATCAGGTAATAAAATATTCTAAACTCTATTGATTTCGTGTCTTATGTGGTTTTTAATTACCTTAGAGGTAAATCATGAGAAAACAGATACAGGCTCTTGGTCGACTCAAAACAGGCCAGATGAACAAAACAGAATCTGCGTATTGCCAGCACCTTGAGCTGCGTAAACGTGCAGGGGAAATCGCCTGGTATCGATTCGAGGGTATCAAGCTGCGGTTAGCTGACAACACGTTCTATACGCCCGATTTTGCTGTGATGCTCGCCACCGGCGAGATGGAACTGCACGAAGTGAAAGGTTTCTGGACCGACGACGCCAGGGTGAAAACCAAAGTCGCCGCAGATCAGTATCCGTTCCGAATCATCGGGGTAACGGTTAAGCCAAAGAAAGCAGGTGGTGGCTGGAACATCGAAGAGTTCTGAATCGACGATCTTTTTAGTTATCAATGTAATCAATAAGTTATGTGGATAAGCGAGGGTAAAGATGGAAAGTAATATCAAAGGGTTAGTTGCCGCCGGGCATGAGATGGCTTCGGAACTGAAAGCAGAATGTGGTGCCGTTGATATGCGTAGTGTGGCAAAGCTGATCAGCGATTTGGCAACGCAACTGGAAGTGCAACTGGCGCGTGCTAATGCGCTGGCCGAAGACCAGCAGAAAGCGATTGAGTCAATTAAGCAGGCTGATTCGGCTGTTAAGTTGGCACACGAGAAGTTTTCGGCGCTGGCAGCGGAGAATGCAAAGCTGAAGAAGTTCTGCAAAGACGCTGCATTCGATGCCGATTACGAAGCAGAGCTAGGTATGGAGAGAGGTGGATTCAGTGATGCACTTAACGAAATCAAAACCCCGGCCACCGACGCATTCCTTGCTGAAATTGAACGCAAAGCAATCCGCAAGTTCATTAACAGCATTGAACACATCCTGCGTGACAAGTTGTCACCGTATGACACCGAAGAGATGCTTGAGGCTATGCGTATTTTTCTGGAAGAACAGGAAGGTGAGTAAAAATGACGATCACAAAACAACGTGTAGAAGAAATCATATCCCGTATTGAAATGTATGGGCATGGTGCCGGGTATACCGCTGATGAGGTTTATGACCTTGCTGTACTGGCGCTGAATTTATCAAATATCGCAAAACTCAAGCGATACGAACTTGATATGGATGGTTGTGACTCGTTCGGTCAGGATTGTGGCGCTGACATGACTGAAGATTCTGATGGCGATTATGTCCTGTTTGATGACGTGGTTAAGTTGTTTGAGTTTGATACAACCACTCAGAAGTTAGAAAGCCCAGCAAAGGAGGCAGCCAGTGAGCGAAATTAACTATCAGGCACTGCGCGAGGTGGCAGAGGCCGCGAAGGGGGATACGACGTGGCAGAACCTACAGGCTTTTCATGCTGCGGCTACGCCGGAGGTTGTGCTGGCGTTGCTGGATGGAAACGAAAGACTGTGTCGCGATCTGATAGCTCGTAATGGTGAGATTGAAGGGGCTTCGGGAGTGGGCAGAAGAACTGGAGGCACGGGAGGTGGCTTTGCCAGTAGCGTCATGCATTGTTGAAGATGGATGCATGTGTGTTGATGGGTTCAGTGAGTATGTAGGTCACTCGCTACCTGATGGAATACATGAGCTTTATGCTGCCCCGCCAGCGTCGGTAGTGCCGGAAGGACTAGTTAAAGCAATGCGTTTCTATGAACAGGTAAAGTGTGAGAATCCGCCAGTCGAAACCGGAGCATGGAAAGACGCGGTTGACTGGGTACTCAACGAGGCTTGCCAGGCTGTAAATATTGACGCCAAAGGAGGTGCGTAATGCGTGTAGCGTTTATCGGTTTATTACCATACCCGACTCGTTTTTGGGCTTCTGCGCTAATTGCAAAGCCACATGCCCTGATGGCTGACAGCATCATCCCGGCACCAAAGCGCCATACCGGTATTGCTGCTGCACGACGCGAAGCAAAGAAACGCAGGAGAGCAAAATGATGAAAAACCGTAAAGCAAAATTACTTCTTTTATCGCGTTCGACGGGATACGAGAAGCTACCAATCAGCAATCACAAACGTGCGGTGATCGGCATGTTTGGTAGGGTGGTATTCGCATTTAACTATAAACCCACCGCGTCGCGGAACAGACGAGAGAAGGGGTACGCAGTGCGATGAAAAACCGTAAGGCAAAGATGCTGATAGCAAAGCCCAGGCAGCGTATCCGTATCTCAAATCGGCTTGTTATTTACTATAGATATCTGGGTTTTAGGGGGTGTTCCTCTATTCGTTTTTACGGTGTCTGGCGAAACAGAAGCGCAGCACAAAACCGCTGGAAAAACCACTTGCGCACTAAAGGAGAGTGATGTGCCTACATTATTCAGAAAAGAATATCCGCGAAAAAGTAGAGCGACAGAATTTTTGTTTCTCATTCTGTTTATCGTGTTGATGACACCGATATCCCCGCTAATTTTTGTCTGGGCAATCGGGAAAATAATTGAGCCAGTTATTGAATTGTATAACGACGTGGTATGGGCGTCGTTCAACACACTGCACAATAAAATTAATCCGTATAAGGAAAGCTGATATGGCACTGACGAAAAAACAACGCGCAGAACTGCGCATGAAGTTCGGTGGTCGCTGTGCTTATTGTGGCTGTGAACTTGGCGAAAAGTGGCATGCAGACCATGTAAAACCGGTCATTCGTTTTTCTGGAAATATGCTTCACCAGGAACGTGACGATATATCCAACATGGTTCCGGCATGCCACCCATGCAATCTGCACAAGCATTGCAGCAGCCTGGAAGATTATCGGCGAATTATCAGTGATGGTCGTCGTGAATTCCTTGCGTCCGGGAAAGGCAAAGCGCTGGTTCGTATGGGATTGGTTGAAATGAAATCTGACCCGGTTGTGTTCTGGTTTGAAAAATATCAAGAAGGGGCTACGGCATGACGACTTTTACCAGAGAGCAGTTAATAGCTCACGCAGAGGAGACTATTGAAGCACAGAGACTGTGCATACCGGGCACAATCGACCATGACATCATCCGCACATATAAGATGGATATTACTGTTCTGGAAATTGCACTGGCATCGCTGGAAGCAGATCCAGTTGCTTATATTTTCAAACATCCGGCCGGGAAATTATTCTGGGCTTTAACGGATGAAAGCAATAAAGAGCAACCGGACGTTATTCCTGTTTATGCTGCCGCGCCTGCGTCGGTTGTGCCGGATAATGCATCAGAGCCTCTTGCTTATGCTTACAAAGAGCTTACGCCTGAGATTATGCGCAACCAGGCTGCCGAATCCAATCGCGGTAATGAGTGGACCGGCAATCCTGATATTGATAACGCCATCATCATGCTCGACCGCATAGATACGCTGGAAAATTGCGATGATGACCGTATTGAGGCTGTTAAGGCTGTTTTGCGTAGACTGGCTGGCAACTCTCCGGTAACTCCGGATGGTTGGATAAGCTGTAGTGAGCGAATGCCGGATACCAAAACAGCCGTTCTTGTTGCCGTGGAGTTTGACAGGAAAGGTGACTGGCGAATGAAATGGGCGACTTACATCCCGGGTCATCCTGACGCTAATGATGGGTGGATAATTCCTGGTGCGTCGTGGAAACCGTCACACTGGATGCCGCTACCAGAACCGCCGCAGGAGGCGAAATGATGGACTATTCACAGTTAAGTGATTTTGAAATTAACAGAATGGTAGGAGACATAATTTTTAAAGGCCTTTGGGCGTGTAAACCGGAAACATCAGGGAATAACACCAACAAATGGTATTACGGAAATACTGATACAATTTTTGAGCCATTAAACCCTTTACCTGACTACTGCAATAATCCATCGGATGCATGGCCTATTATTGTTGATAATAAAATCAGTCTAACCTGCCACCAATCTCGCGGTGAGTGGTCAGCTGTTTTTAATACCGAGAACATTTGCTTTCATGCGAATAATCCACTCCGAGCCGCCATGATTGTATTTCTCATGATGCAGGAAAATCAGAATGGCTAAATCAGCAGCAGAGCGCAAAGCCGCTCAGAGAGCAAGACAAGCTGCATCTGGTGTGCGTAAGCTGGAAATTGTGCTTGATGCTCAGGAAATTGAAATGCTGGAGCGTAACTGTGCCACGCGTCGCCCCGGGCGTGCGCCTTACGAATTTGGTGAGTATATAGCGTTACTGATCCGCCAGGATGATGCACGCGTGCGCGGGCGTATAAAATCGATCAGCAGAAAACGTTGCGGTAAGTGCGGCGAGAGAGTTCCAGTTAATTCATGCCCTTGTAATGGTGACTCGCAATGCTGGGTGACTAAAGGCTGGCATGAAACGAAATTAATAGTGTGAAATGTCACGAGTAGATTATGCATGATGAATTTGATGGGTTTTGAATACTGCCGCCAACTATGGCGGCTTTATTTTGCATGGTACTATTACCACAACGGTAACTATTACCACGGTGGTTATGATGCCTGCTGAACCTAAAACCTATAAACGCAAATCAACGCAATTTAAGCCACTAACTGCAATGCAGGAGGCTTATTGCCAGTCATACATCAAAACGCCTGAAAACCAGACTCAGGCAGCGATTAACGCAGGATTCTCCCCAAATACAGCGGCAGTTAAAGCCAGTGTCATGATGCGCGATGAACGCATTCAGAAACGGATTGCCGAGTTGATGGAGGAGCGCAACAAACGAATGCGCGTCAGTGCTGATTACGTTCTCATGCGCCTGGTGGAGATCGACCAGATGGACGTGATCGACATCCTCAACGACGATGGGAGCCTTAAACCAATCCGCGAGTGGCCGAAAATCTGGCGCACTACGCTTAGCGGCTTTGATCTGTCATCGACCATCATGAACATGAACGAGGATTCGATAGAGACAATCCTCAAAAAAATTAAATGGCCTGACAAGGTGAAGAACCTCGAACTGATTGGTAAGCACGTCGACGTCAACGCATTCAAAGAACGCCTGGATGTTAATGTGAATGTGACAATTGCTGATCGCATAGCAGCAGCCAGGAAGCGACTCAAAGAACGTCAGGATGGTAATCAGTGACAGATACAGTGTTATCTCCTGAAGAGCAGTTGATCGAGGATATTGCAGGGTTTACTCACGATCCGCTTGGTTATGCCCTCTATGCGTTCCCGTGGGGGGAAGAGGGGACTGAACTGGCACATGCTACTGGCCCACGTCAGTGGCAGGCTGATGCGTTCCGAGAGATACGTGATCACCTGCAGAATCCAGAGACGCGCTATCAGCCGCTTATGCTGGCACGCGCTTCTGGTCACGGTATTGGTAAATCCGCATTCATCTCAATGCTGATCAACTGGGGCATGTCCACTTGCGAGGATTGTAAGGTCGTGGTGACCGCCAACACCGACAACCAGCTACGAACGAAGACCTGGCCGGAAATTATCAAGTGGTCGAACCTTGCCATCACGAAAGACTGGTTTACCTGTACCGCTACCGCGATGTACAGCAATGATCCTGGACACGACAAGCGGTGGCGAGCTGACGCAATCCCCTGGTCTGAGCACAACACTGAGGCATTCGCCGGACTACACAACGAGCGCAAACGCATCATCGTGGTGTTTGATGAAGCGTCGAACATTGCGGATCTGGTGTGGGAAGTTGCCGAAGGTGCGCTAACGGACGAAGACACTGAGATTATCTGGGTGGCGTTCGGAAACCCGACGCGTAATACCGGACGTTTCCGTGAATGTTTCCGCAAGTATAAACACCGCTGGAAAACTGCGCAGATTGACAGTCGGACGGTGGAAGGTACCAACAAACAGCAGTTGCAGAAATGGGTTGATGACTACGGGGAAGACAGCGACTTCGTTAAAATCCGTGTGCGCGGCATATTCCCTGATGCATCTGAATTGCAGTTTATCCCTACCGGTCTTACTGACGAGGCAATGAAACGGGTGGTAACTGCTGCGCAGGTGGCACATGCTCCGGTGATAATCGGCGTTGACCCTGCATACTCCGGTGTTGATGACGCGGTGATATACCTGCGGCAGGGGCTGCACAGTAAGGTGCTGTGGACCGGCAACAAGACCACTGACGATCTGATTATGGCAAAGCGTATCGCTGACTTTGAAGACCAGTATCAGGCTGACGCGGTGTTCATCGACTTCGGTTACGGTACCGGGCTGAAGTCAATCGGTGACGGTTGGGGGCGCACATGGCAACTTGTTCCGTTCGGTGGCGCGTCTACTGACCCGCAGATGCTCAACAAGCGTGGGGAGATGTTCAACTCATGCAAGACATGGCTGAGGCTGGGCGGCATGCTGGATGACCAGGAAACAGCGGACGACCTGTCGGCGGCAGAGTACAAAGTTCGCGTGGACGGTAAAATCGTTATCGAACCGAAGGAAGATATCAAGGAGCGGCTTGGGCGTTCTCCTGGTAAAGGCGATGCGCTACTGCTGACGTTTGCGTTCCCTGTGTCGAAGCGTCTGCGAATTCCCGGGCAGCAGAACCAGCAAGGCAAGGCCATCACAGATTACGATCCCTATGCTTAATCCGCTGGAGGGGATAATGCTGCTGATATCCTCTGGTGAGGATAAAACAAAGCCAGCCTATGAGCTGGCTGTTTGTGACATGTCACGGTGTTATTGCTCGCTTAACTTCTGCTTCAGCAAGTAACCTTCAAGCATCCAGATTTTGTTTACAGCATTCTGCCGGGCAATCTTCCGACCAATTTCTGCATCAAAATTTTCCGGACTTGCACAGGTACTCTCTCCGGTGACGGTGAAGCCATTCTTCAGCACCAGTACGCAGAAAGTCAGGAGGTCTGTAGATTTATGCGCTGTCCATGAATCGCCAACGCCCATATTGGCGGCACGAATGCCGTCATAAGCAGTAAAGAAATGCTCTTCAAGAATGATGCTTTCGATATATTGAGGCGTAACTCGCGGTGCCGTTTTGCCTTTCTCAACGATTTCTTTTTCGATTTGCTGGTCGTTCATAATCTCACCTTAAAAAAAGCCCGGCGAACCGGGCGAACTGGAAGCAATGAGTTATGCCTTCCGTGGCTGTACGGGTTTACAGCATGAAGTCATCGCAATGGCGTCATGCTGTAAAAAGGGCGGTGATAGTCCTTCAAAGGAAACCATCACCGCCAAGCCCATGGAACTTCTGGCATCACGGTCCTTAGGCGTGATTCTGGCGCGGCATGCAGGATTCGAACCTGCGACCAACCGCTTAGAAGGCGGTTGCTCTGTCCAACTGAGCTAATGCCACAACGCTGAGAGCACTTAGCCTGTTAAGGCACCACACTTTGTCGCGGCTCCATAAATGCTCTCATCGTTGTACCCTCGTCTCTTCCGAGGTGTCACACCGAATCGCCGGGATGGTGAATCCCCGTGCGCGGAATAAAACCGCTCGACTTGCACATTCCGGCTACCTGGTTCGTTTGCCCGAGCAAGGGAGGGTGCCCCTTAAACGTATCCAGACCGCTATCGGCGCATGTGCCATACGCCGTACTGCTCAAAATAAAAGCTCACTCCACCTGTTCAATTTAACGACAAGCCAGTCAGGTTAGTAACCGGAATGAACTCTTTGGTTACCCAAAAGGTAATAATTTATGCGTTAAATGTCAACTATCTACGATAAATAAATCATATGTGGTTAAATTGGTAATAATTTAATTGCGTACGGAGTCATTGATATGTGCATGGGTAGCTCACCATCAGTGCCTGCAACACCAGAAGTTCAGGCAGCACCACAGGAGCAGGATGCCGCCGTTGTTGATGCCCGCGACGAAGAAACTCGTCGCCGTCGCGCTGCTGCTGGTCGTAGTTCTACGCTGCTTACCGGTTCTCAGGGCGACACATCAACCGCTAATACCAGCGGTAAAACGCTACTTGGTCAGTAACCGGAGTCATTGAAATGGCGGAAACAACTAAAGAGCGATTGAACAAACAGTTCGCACAACTTGAAAGCGAGCGTCAGTCGTTCGATCCGCACTGGCGCGAGTTGAGTGATTACATCAACCCGCGTGGTTCCCGCTTTCTGACTTCTGAGGTCAACCGTAACGATCGACGCAATACACGCATTATTGATTCGACCGGGACTATGGCGGCGCGCACTCTCGCCAGCGGCATGATGTCAGGCATCACAAGCCCCGCGCGTCCGTGGTTTCGCCTGGCTACGCCAGATCCTGAAATGATGGATTATGGCCCTGTTAAGTTGTGGCTTGAGGCGGTGCAGAACCGCATGAACGATATGTTCAATAAGTCGAATCTCTATCAGTCGCTGCCGCAGTTATACGGAAGCCTCGGCACATACAGCACTGGTGCAATGGCAGTACTGGAGGATGACGAGGACATCATTCGCACAATGCCATTCCCGATAGGCAGTTACTACCTGGCTAACTCACCTCGTGGCAGTGTGGACACATGTTTTCGCAAGTTCTCTATGACTGTTCGTCAGCTTGTTCAGGAGTTCGGGCTAAATAACGTCAGCGAATCCGTAAAAAGCATGTGGGAAAGCGGCACCTACGAGAAGTGGATTGAGGTGATGCATTCGGTTTACCCGAACATTGACCGCGATACATCGAAGCTGGATAGCAAGAACAAGCCATTCAAATCGGTTTATTACGAGGTTGGTGGCGATAACGACAAGTTGTTGCGTGAGTCCGGATTCGATGAGTTTCCAATTATGGCTCCGCGCTGGGAAGTTAACGGCGAAGATGTTTATGGATCATCATGCCCGGGTATGCTGGCGCTTGGACCTGTTAAGGCATTGCAGCTTCTCCAGAAGCGCAAGTCGCAGTTGATTGATAAAGCCACCAATCCGCCGATGATTGCTCCGACTTCCCTCAAGAATCAGCGTGCCTCCCTTCTTCCTGGCGACATCACGTATATCGATCAGATTACTGGTCAGGATAGTTTCAGGCCTGCTTATCTGGTTAACCCCAGTACAGCAGATTTGGTGGCAGACATTCAGGACACTCGTCAAATCATTAACAGCGCCTACTTTGTCGATCTGTTCATGATGTTGCAGAACATCAATACCCGCTCGATGCCTGTTGAAGCGGTGATCGAAATGAAAGAAGAAAAACTTCTGATGTTGGGGCCGGTTCTGGAGCGTCTGAACGACGAATGTCTTAATCCTCTCATTGACCGCGCTTTCTCGATGATGGTGCGTAAAAACATGCTGCCGCCACCACCTGACGCGATGGAAGGTATGCCCCTGAAGGTCGAATACATTTCCGTCATGGCTCAGGCGCAGAAGTCTATCGGCCTGTCCAGTCTGGCATCCACGGTCAACTTCATTGGTCAACTTGCGCAAGCGAAACCAGAAGCTCTCGACAAACTCAACGTTGATCAGGCGATCGATGCATTCGCTGATATGTCCGGAGTGTCTCCAACCGTCATTGTTCCGCAGGAACAGGTTGAGCAGGCTCGCCAGCAACGGGCACAGCAACAACAGCAGCAACAAATGATGGCGATGGGGATGGCGGCGGCACAGGGTGCCAAGACGCTAAGCGAAGCTAAAACTTCGGATCCGAGTGTTTTGTCAGCTATGGCGAATGCATTTAGTGGTCAGGGTGGGCAATCACAATGACAGATTACGAAGACGATCAACTGAAAGAAGAAAACGCCCGTAAGCAACGTGACATGGCACAGCGTGAAATTGATGACATTCGCTTTGTCATGAGCAGTGAACAGGGGCGTCGCGTTGTCTGGTCGGTGCTGGAGAAAGGCCGGGTGTTTTCCGCTATCTCTCCGATGGATGCTATGGCAATGGCATTTAATGAGGGGCAACGCAATCTGGCGCTGGAACTGTTTCAGCGCGTTATGGCGCATTGCCCTGAACAGTATTTGAAGATGGCCAAAGAGGCCAGTGAACAGGAGTGATCATGAATTTATTTGAGCGTTTGCTGTATCGCCGTCTTTGCAATGAGCAACCAGTTGATGGCGGAGCAGCTCCGGCTGCGTCAGAACCGTCAGCGCCTGCAGGTGATAACCCTGCTCCAGTTGGTGATCCATCACAACTGGAAGGTGATAAGCCACAACCTGTTGCTGATGGCGATAAACCTGCTGATGACAAAAAGCCTGAAAACGATAAGCAGGATGAAAAAAAGGACGGCGATAAACCAGAGGGTGCGCCTGAGAAGTACGAGTTTCAGGCTGCCGAAGGCGTAGAGCTGGATACAGAAGCGTTGAAGGAATTCGAGCCGGTGGCGCGAGAACTTAACCTGACCAACGAGCAAGCGCAAAAGCTGGTTGATGCTTATCCGAAGATTCTGGCAGGTGTTCAGCAGCGCCAGGCAGAAGCCTGGCAGAAAACAACCGAGCAGTGGGCTGCGGATGTAAAAGCTGACAAAGAAATCGGTGGCGACAAGTTGATTTCTAACCTTAGCGCCGCACAGCGTGCGCTTGACCAGTTCGGGACACCTGAACTCAAAGAATATCTGAACACCACCGGACTGGGTAATCACCCTGATCTGGTCAAAACGTTCGTGAAAATCGGAAAGGCGATGTCTGAAGATGGCATGGTCACCGGTGGTAATGAAGGCCAGCGTAGTGCGGCCGAAGTGCTCTATGGCAAATAAGAGAGGAAATGACAATGGCTGTTAAAGGCTTAACTGCGCTAACGCTGGCTGACTGGGGTAAGCGCGTCGATCCAAACGGGAAAGTCGATAAGATTATCGAGCTTCTCGGTCAAACTAACCCGATCCTTCAGGATATGCCTTTTGTCGAAGGGAACCTTCCTACCGGACACCGAACCACCATTCGTTCTGGTTTACCTTCAGCTACCTGGCGTTTGCTGAACTATGGCGTACAGCCAAGCAAATCAACCACAGTGCAGGTCACCGATTCCGTTGGCATGCTGGAAACCTATGCTGAAGTCGATAAGTCACTGGCTGATCTGAACGGCAATACCGCCGAATTCCGCCTGTCTGAAGACCGCGCATTTATTGAAGCGATGAATCAGCAGATGGCGCAGACGCTGTTTTATGGTGATTCCAGCGTTAACCCTCAGCAGTTTATGGGACTGTCCTCCCGCTATTCCAGCCTGTCTGCGGGTAATGCTCAGAACATCATTGATGCTGGTGGCACGGGTACAGATAACACCTCAATCTGGTTAGTGGTGTGGGGCGAAAACACCGTGCATGGCATCTTCCCGAAAGGGCAGAAGGCTGGCATCCAGATGGAAGATAAAGGCCAGGTGACACTGGAAGATGCTAATGGCGGCAAGTACGAAGGCTATCGCACCCATTACAAATGGGATAACGGACTTGCTCTGCGTGACTGGCGTTATGTTGTTCGCATTGCAAACATCGATGTCAGCAATCTTTCAGAACCATCCTCTGCCGCAAATATTGCGAAGTTGATGGTTAAAGCACTACATCGCATTCCAAACCGTGGCATGGGCCGCCCGGTGTTCTACATGAACCGCACTGTAGGCCAGGCTCTTGATCTGCAGTCTCTGGAGAAAACATCTCTGGCTATCAGCGTAAAAGAGACTGAAGGCGAGTGGTGGACTTCATTCCGTGGTGTACCAATCCGTGAAACTGATGCGCTTCTGGAAACAGAAGCCCGCGTGGTGTAACGCCTGTTATTAACCTGTGGGTCGTAACAGACCCACTAATGGAGAAAGAAGATGATCACCGACAAACTGTTGATGTTCTCCGAAGCTCAGGCGGTTACGAATACCGCGGCTTCTACTGACGTAATCGATCTCGGTCCAATTGACGGAAAACGTCGTGATATCGGCGTGGGTTACCCGCTTGAGTTTTGGGCGCTGGTTAACACAGCCGCCGCAGCAAGCGGTGATGCAACTGTAAACATCCAGTTGCAGACGAGTGAGGATAACAGCTCATGGACCACTATTTATGATAGTGGTGCACTGGCAAAGACCGCCCTGACAGCAGGTAAACGAGTTGTTTCTGCAAAGGTGCCTGCCGGTGTTCAGCGATATCTGCGTGTTAACTACTCCGTCGCAACTGGCCCACTAACGGCTGGCGAATTCACTGCGGGTATCAGTCTTGATGTTGATGCCAATACGCCGTATCCGATCCGTTCAAAAGTAACTGGTTAAGGTGATATCGATGTCAGGTGAGAAACCAAGATACCGCGTTCTGCGCCTCTCTCATATCCATAACACTCTGTGGCCGGAGGGGGCAGAAATCGAATACGAAGGTGAGCCTGGTAGCGCACTGGAACCTGTTAACGATGCAGCCAGACAGGCAAAAGCAAAAGTTGCAGGAAAGGTGTCAATGGCAGCAACCAACACCAAAATCATCAACGATGTGTCAGATGATGGTGAACTGGATAAGCTCCGTGAAGAGTACGAATTGCTCTTTAACGAGAAGCCACACCATAACGCTAAAGCCGAAACGCTCCGCGAGAAGATCGCAGATAAGCGTAAAGAACTAGGCGTGTAAGCCTCGCGAATCCGACAAGGGGCTTCGGCCCCTTTATTGCAGGAGTGTATATGGAACTCGTAAACCTCAAAACCGGCACTGACAGCTACCAGGATGAGAGCGGAGAAACCAGAACTCGCGATGAATACCCGTGGGGGCTGTGCATCACTCTTAATAACGACACATTGAATAAGCTGAAGGCGCAACCTCAGGGCGTCGGAACAGAAGTGATGATAACTGCAAAAGCTGTTATTCGAGGCCTGTCTGCCAGAGAAACTGACGATGGTGTTAATCGCAGCGCCGATCTGCAGATCACTGATATGGCGATCGCTCCTGTTTCCGGGGATGTAGAAAAATCAGCGGCTGAAACCCTGTACGGCAATGGGGGTGAGTAATGGCCTCTGTAGTAGAGATCTGCAATCGTGCGCTGTCCAATATTGGCAATAGCCGCAGCATTAACAGCCTGACGGAAGCCAGCAAGGAAGCGGGGGAATGTTCGCTGCACTTTGAGGCCTGCCGTGATGCTGTGCTTTCTGATTTTGACTGGAACTTTGCTACCAAACGCGTGGCGCTTGCAGATACGAGCAATCCACCGCCTGACTGGGAATATGCGTATCAGTACCCGTCCGATTGTCTGCGCATTACTGAAATTATGCTTCCTGGTGTACGCAATCCAACAGCAGCAATGCGCGTTCAGTACGAAGTTGGTGCAGACACCAACGGAACAGGAAAGTTGATCTACACAGACCAGCCGCAGGCATGGCTCAAGTATGTCTCTCGCGTTTCAGATGTGAACATGTTTGATGCCATTTTTATGGAGGCGTTGGCCTGGCGTCTTGCGGCAGCTATTAACATGGCGCTGACTGGGAATGCAGACCTCGGTACGTTTGCCCTCAATATGTACAATCGCGTGATTCTTAGTGCTGGCTCGCATAGCCAGAATGAATCACAGGAACCACTGCCACCGGTTGACGAGTTTACCATTGCGAGGTTGTCCTGATGGCTATCAGTTGGATCCAGCCCAGCTTTGCCGGTGGTGAGATTGGACCGTCGTTGTACGGTCGTATCGACATGGCGAAGTACCAGGTGGCATTGCGCAAGTGCGATAACTTTATCGTGCGGCAGTATGGCGGAGTTGAGAATCGACCTGGTACGCGTTTTGTCGGTGCCGCCAAATACCCAAATCGGAAATGCCGCCTGATCCCGTTCCAGTTCTCGACGGTTCAGACTTATGCTCTGGAGTTCGGACACCAGTACATGCGCGTTATCAAAGATGGTGCGTTGGTGCTGAACAGCAGCAATGTTATTTATGAAATTGCCACGCCATATACTGAAGCCGATCTGTTCCGAATTAAATTTACGCAAAGCGCCGACGTGCTTACGCTGGTTCACCCGGCATACCCGCCGAAAGAGTTGCGCCGCTATGCGCATGACAACTGGCAACTGGTTGATGTGGTAACGAAGAACGGGCCATTTGAAGATATCAATATTGACGAGTCAGTGACGGTTTATGCCAGCGCCAGCACCGGGACAATTACGCTAACGGCAAGCGCCTCTATTTTTGGCGCGGAGCAGGTAGGCAAATTGTTCTATCTGGAACAGCCTGCAGTGGATTCTGTGCCGGTATGGGAAACCAGTAAGAGTACGTCGATTGGCGATATTCGCCGTGCAGACAGTAACTACTATCGCGCCGTTACAGCAGGCAAAACAGGTACTTTGCGCCCTTCGCATACAGAAGGCACATCATGGGATGGCTGGGGCGGATCCGGTGATGATGATACTGGCATTGAGTGGGAATATCTGCACAGTGGTTTTGGCATTGCCCGTATCACTGCTGCAAATGGAACTACTGCAACTGCCGAGGTGATTTCCTATATCCCTTCGCAGGTCGTGGGCGAGGATAATGCCAGCTATAAATGGGCTAAATATGCCTGGAACAGTGTTAATGGTTATCCTGGCACTGTTGTTTATTATCAACAACGTCTTTACTTCGCCGCATCGACTGCGTTTCCTCAGACTATCTGGGCCAGCCGTACCGGGGATTATAAGGATTTTGGCAAAAGCAATCCTACGCAGGATGACGACAGAATTATCTACACCTATGCCGGACGTCAGGTTAATGAGATCCGCCACCTGATTGATGTTGGTTCTCTGGTGGCGCTGACTTCCGGAGGTGAGTACGTCATCACCGGCGACCAGAACAAAGTGTTAACCCCATCATCATTTGCATTCAGCTCTCAGGGATCAAATGGCTCAAGCAACGTCCCGCCAATTGCCGTGGCGAATATTGCTCTGTTCGTCCAGGAGAAAGGCAGCGTTGTCCGTGATCTGGCCTACTCATTCGATGTTGACGGCTATCAGGGGAACGACCTGACCATCCTTGCCAATCATCTTTTTCAGAAGCACAGCATTGTTGACTGGTGCTTCTCTATTGTCCCTTACTCCAGCGCCTTCTGCATTCGTGATGACGGTAAATTACTGGTGATGACCTATTTGCGTGATCAGCAGGTTTTTGCATGGGCACCACAATCCAGTACCGGAAAATATGAAAGCACATGCAGTATCAGCGAAGGAAATGAAGATGCGGTGTATTTCGTCGTTAACCGAACCGTTAACGGGCAAACAGTGAGATACATCGAGCGACTGTCCAGCCGTTTATTTACCAGCGATGAAGATGCTTTCTTTGTTGATTCTGGCCTTAGCTATGATGGAAGAAATACGTCTGACAGAACGATGACCATCACTGGTGGTTCTGGCGAATGGGATTACCGCGCGGAATATACAATCAGTATTTCTGGCGGTGCGTACTTCACCAGTAGTGATGTCGGTGCGCAACTACAGTTCCCTTATACCGGAACTGATCCTGATACTGGCGATGAAGTGTCAAAAGAATTACGTTGCGACATTATTTCTGTAACCAGCAACACCGCTGTAGTGGTTCGTGCTAACAGGAACGTCCCGCCATCCCTCAGGAATGTGGCCACCACGAACTGGCAGATGGCGCGCCGGGCATTTGGCGGCTTGTCTCATCTTGAAGGTCAGACCGTAAACATCCTCTCTGATGCGAACGTGGAACCACAGAAAGTAGTTTCCGGAGGTGCCGTCACGCTGGAATCACCGGGGGCTGTAGTGCACATCGGCCTGCCAATAACTGCTGAATTCGAAACACTGGATATCAACATTAACGGACAGGAAACGCTGCTGGACAAAAAACAGGTGATCCCGTCCGTTACTCTGGTTGTGAATGCCAGTCGCGGCATCTGGGCGACTACGCCCGGCGGTAAATGGTACGAATATCCACAGCGTGAATTCGAGTTCTACGATGATCCTGTTGATGATGCTACCGGAAAAGTAGAAGTGAAACTGGACAGTAACTGGGGCAAAAACGGACGTGTAAAAATCCGTCAGCTTGACCCGTTGCCGCTGTCTGTTCTTGCCGTTATTCCTCGCCTTACTGTTGGGGGATTCTGATGATCGATGTTCAAATTATTCCCGCAACCGAAGAGCATCTTCAGATGATTTTGCCGGATGTTCGTCAGGCTGATATTGACGAACTGTATGCGGTATCGCTGATGACTACCGAAGATGCGCTGCGCGTTGGTCTGCACACTGCGACTATGGCCTGGTCAGGATTTGCGAACGGAGAACTGGTAACCATGTTTGGCGTATCTCCGGCGTCAATGATCGGTGGCAATGGTACGCCCTGGCTGGTCGGAACCAGCCGTATCGAAAAATATCAGAAGACATTTCTTCGCCACTGCCGCCCTGTATTGCAGCAGATGCTGGCAGTTTATCCGCGCCTGGAAAACTACGTCGACGAGCGAAACCATGTTGCCAAAGCATGGCTGCACTGGCTTGGATTCAGGCTTGAAGAATCCGCGCCTTATGGTGCTCTTGGTCTTAATTTCCACAGATTTCACATGGAGAGAAAATAATGTG